ACAACATCATTCAATGCCATCTTAAAATAATCTGCTAAAGGAATGATTGCTTCACAAGTTAATAATCTTGTTTTAGGATTATATAAAAGGTTTATATAAGTTTCCCAATATTGTGTGTAAAGACTTCCGCTTGGTATTTGTCCATATGATGTATTCTCATTATTAAAAAGTAATGAGTTACTATCTATTGTTGGAAAACTACCTGTTACTACATTATAATTGTCAAAGTATGGAAAACTATTTTGTTGATAAGTTACACCACCAAAAGCAGCAGACCCACTTTCAATCCAGTAAGTTTCACAATCTATCACTCCATTATAAAATAATAATCTAGGTAAAACTCTACTTGGATTATAGTTTTGGTCACTAATGTAAGTTGGTATGTATATTGGAATTATTTGACTCATAATCTATTTTATTTTAGCAGGAGTAAAAGGTATCGCTTCCTATTATTCCGGTTGTAGTATTAACTGCAGTTGTTGAAATTCCAGGCCCTTTACTAAACCACCTAAATCCAGTTACAGGTGATGTTGCATATTGGTCATAGAATAAAATCTGACCTGGTGTGAATGCACCATCTAGTGTATATACATTAGTTGAAATCGGTGAGCTACATACATAAATTGGATTAGGATTTGAACTTAATTTCACATTACCTGCAAAGAATGCAGTAGGTGTTGGGTTTATATTAGAAACACTACCCGATAAACCAGTTCCTGCAATTCTAACTAACGGGTCAGATGCAAATGTAGTTTTTACATTATACTCACCTTGTGAATAAAAATTAGTTGTATCTACATAATAAGATTTACCATATTCTCTATTAGCTGCTTTACTAAATTGTTGTGAAATATAATCTGTATCTAAACTATCTCCAAAGTTTAATTTATTAACTGCAAGGTTATTTGCAGGAATTACTTCTATGTTTTTATCTAAATTGATATACTGATTGAAATCTTTTACTTCACCTCTCTTATAAAAATCATTAAATGTTTCAATTATAAACTGATTTAATTTAGTTTTATCAGGATAAATTACAAGATTGAATTTTCTTTGTAATCCAACAATGAAATCAATTTGTTTAATACCTGTTGTTCCATATGGCATATTAGAAGGTATATCCATTACTCTACCATCAGCAGCCTGTTTAACTTCTTTAATTTCTAAAAAAGATTTAGTTGTTGAGTTTGGGTCTAATGTCACAAGTGGTTGAACAGTTGGTGGTGCATTATTTGGTGATTGTCTTAATTGAAAATAATAATTTCCTGCAGGTATAGTATCAAACTTAAACTCACTTGCTAACTCATATGTTGTATTGATACCAGTTGCACCTCTACTTTGTTGTAGTTGGTCAAAGAAGCGTATATATGATGATACTGCACGAGTTGAATAAGGAGTTGAACTACCTGTCTCCAACATTCGGATTTGCCATGTTCCATTTGCTGAAAGTGTACCTGGCATATTATTTACCGAGCAACTTACATTTATATTTATGTTTAATGCACCTTTTAAGTTGGTTGTTTGTTCAACTCTATATGCACCATTATTGTAAAAGTCTTGTGGGTCAGATAATGCATTATACCAAGGCAAAGTTGTCCAACTACCAGATGCTAGTGTTATATCTGTCATACCACTACCTGATATTGCACCTACTTTTATTTTACCATATGTTTCCAAATCAACACCAGCAAACTCAGGATATTTTAATGAGTTATTACAAAATAAATACATATCATTTATAAATGGTTGATTCATAAATGAAGATGTGTAAGTATATCCTGCTTCTTCAAATATTGCATCTAATACAGGTTTTATTCTAATTGCAGGTTTGAAGTTTTGAACACATAGTGCACCATCTTGGTCATCCATACCAAATAAATTATCTGAACCTTGTGTAAATTGATATCCACTACCATAATCAGCAAGTGGATAAACTATATCTCCATTAAATAAATTACCACTCCAACTTGCTGTAATATTATCGTAAGATGAGGTATGATTATATGATGATAATGTAGTTAAATCAGTTAAAAAGTTTCTATTGATATCTCTACCAAAACTAGATAAAGTTCCAAACATTGTTACCTCATAAGAGTCAACAAATTTATTTTCAATTACATTTACTTTATTTAACTGAATATATCCGTTTGAAAGATACACAGAGTCAAAGTCAAAGTATGCGGGAACTTTAATGTTTGTGTTAAAAAGAAATGGTGAGTCAATACTAATATCATAAACATGCTCAAAGAAAGCATTATTTACTTTTGTACCTGGTAAAGTTATTTGTCTTGTAAAGTCAGAAGGTAATTGGCCTATATCAAATAGACCCGTTACATTATTAGATAGTTTAATATCCTCATCTTCAAATATATCCAATTGAGTACCATTAGCAACTAATCTAAAAGTAAATGCTTGAGTAGAAATAATTCCCATATTACATTATTAATTTATATGGTTGGCCGAATTGGAAGTCAAATTGATATTGTATTAACTTATCTACAACACCTGTTTTGAATACTATGTTTTGAGTTGTAATAGTCAATGGTCTTACTTTATTATTTACTTCATCATATACCCAATATATTTCATCGGATACTAATAATTGTTTTAGAATATCGTTATAACTTTCAGGCAACCAGTTTGTATTTACGGATATTCCTTGTTTTGAGTCTACTATATATGCTTGATTTGCAGTATCGTATGGTTGATATGAAAGTGTTGAACTTTCCCATGTACCTAATTGTGGTTGATATGTTCTCTTTTCAGTTTCAAATGATTGTTTAGAAATCATGTTAAAGTTTATATAATCAAATTGACCAAATCTATTTTTCCATTTTACTCTTACATTTGGATACTTTTGTTGGCAAGTTAATTCATAACGAATAGAATTACTTAACGCAACACTTCCTGAATATGCTTGAACTGTAAAGTATTCCATTCCTATACTTGATAATGGAAATCCACTACCTGATGGTGCAATTGGATAAGAATATATTTGTCCTGATGATGATAGAGATGAACTAACATTATAGTTTGCAGTTCCTAAATTGGATGTATAAACTATTTTAGTTGGTTGTGTAGTTCCAATATCACCTGTATAAATTCCAGATATTCCAACATTTGTGTCAAAACAACTTTGAGTTACAGGCCCGTCAGTCATTAAAGGCCAGAAAACTGATGATGTGAATATAGGTTGTCCTATTGCTTCTGGGAATATACCATAACCATCTAATGCTTTATATGTAGATGATTTAACATGAGACCCGGTTACATATACACTACCTGATTGATACTGAAAGTAAAAATCAACTGCAAAATATGAAACAGATGATGTATTAGCAATTGCAAGAGGTGTTAAAGTTGAATTGATAATTCTATTCAAATCAAAAATACCTACATTTGCAGTATTTGGAAATTTCGTAATTGTGTAATCTGCAAGAGACGATGAACTGGTTAAACTACCTGTCCAATAAAATAATTCACCTACATATTGAAATGAGGATGATGTGTAAACAGGTGTTGACTCAGCTACCGAAAATATAATCGGTGATTGTGCTAATGAAGCCGTTGCCGGTGTTTGTAAAAATGATAATGACATTTAATTTTCCTTTATATAAAAACCACTAAATTAAAAAAAGTATGTGATACTAATACTCTGACTCCATTGTATCTAACTCATCCATAATACCTGAAATGACATTATCCTCAATATACACTCCCATATATTCATCAATCATTCTTTCTATTTGTGGTGAGTCTATTGCTTCTTCAGCAAATGGTCTTGCTGGCATTTTCCATGTACCTTCTTCAACATATTGTCCGTATGTTGCACCTGGTGGATTATAAGTTAAATCAAATTCTAGTGTATCCAGTTTTTTAGTTTTAGATAATCTTTTCTTTCCTAATTTAGTTTTACCTAATACTCTTGCTGGTGTATTATATGAACCAATATTATCATAAAGCTTTCCCGTTTTATATGCACGGGTATATCCACTTGTCAAATTTAATTGAGCAAGTGATGTAATCTTTTTTGCTATGTCGTTTAATGTAGGCATTTATTATGGATATAAGTTATAATCAAATACACCTGATGATGTGAATTCGTGATAAACATAACCACCACTTATTTCAGTTGTTCCTCCGCTAAATAAAGCAACACTACCAGTATATCTTATTTTACAATATCCAGGTTGCCCTTGGCAATTAAATCCAAATCCACCTTGGTCATTTCCCACTCCACCATTGCCATATAAACCAACATTCGTTGGCACGGCTGATGTGCTTGACCCATTGCCTCCACTAGAATAATATTTTCCATCTAACCATGCGTTTGCTCCACCACCTGCACCCGTATCATAAGACCCAGTTGAATTGGCTCCACCCCCTCCTCCTCCATGTATGACACAACTTACTCCAGGACATGTTCCTGTTTTTCTACCCCCACCACCATTTTTACCTTGTCCAACTATTCCAGTTCCTCCACCTCTTTGACTTCCCAATCTTACACCACCACCTCCTCCTGATGCTCCATCACCTGCAGTTAGATATCCACCACCACCCCCTCCGTATGCAATTGATGTATAAAAAGAACTTTCTCCTCCACCATTGCCATCAGCATTTGTTGAACTAGGGCCAGAGCCTGATGCACCAATTATTACATTTACTCCAGGTTGTTGTTGATAAAAATTCAAACTACCTGTAACAAACCCACCAGCTCCTCCACCACCTGCAGCATCAAATGCTCTTCCTGGTTGATATATATTTGTTGAACCACCTCCACCTCCACCACCAATCAATAAAAATTCTAAAGTTGCAACTACTAATGGTTGTCCTGCGGTTAAAAATCCTGATTGAAATATACTCATTATACTAGTCTATTTACACCTGTTGAAAAAATTGATGATGTTGTATCAAATGTAATAAATGATACTATATCAACAGCAGATGCCGTAGCAGATGCTGAATATGCTAAATTTGTAGGGAATAAAAATTGTGATGAGAATGTTAAACTACCTGTTATTGCTCCTTGTGTTACTTTTAATGAAACAGTTTGGCCTTTACCAACATTTGTAGCAACTAATCTAGTTGACCCGGTAGGTAATGTTAATGTATAAAAATTACTTTTACTCATATCCATACTTGCAGTATTAGATACTACAACTAAACTATTTACATCACCATACGCACTACCTGTGATATTTACACTACCTGTAAATGTATTGCTTCCTATAAATGTATTGCTTCCAGTTGTTGCATAACTTCCAGTTAAATTACCTAATGTTGTCCATTTCGTATCATTACTGCCTGTATAAGTTTTTATACTTGCAGTAAATTGGTTTGTTCCTGCAATAGATGCAGTAAAAACAGATAATGTAGACCATTTACTATTATTATTAGTATTATAACTTTCTTGTGATGCAGTAAATGGATTTAAATTACCATTCACAGAAATAAGTAAAGATGATGTTACGGGTTGTAAATCATTCCACTTTGTATCATTATTATTTTCGTAAGTAAGAACATCATTAAATTGTTGTTGAACACTCTGACTAAAATCACTTACAGTTCCTCCACCTAATCCTTCTATTCTAGATGATGATATGTAAGATGCTGAAACTTCCCCCTTAAATGCAATAGAAGACCCGGTAACGGACAAACTCCCTGAAATGTTAGTTCTACCTATTAAAGTTTGTGTGTCGTTAGATGCGTCTCCAAATTGATTTGAACCACTACTATAAATTACACTACTTGTTTCAAATATAGTTTTGACTGCATATGCAGTTAAAGTTCCTGTTAAATTAAGGTCACCTGATACATTTTGATTTCCAACAAAGTTGTTACTACCAGTAGTTGCATAACTTCCAGTTGCTGCAATTAAAGATGATGTAATATTCTCTAATGCTGTTAATTGTGTAGATACCGATGCAGAATAACTAACAGTATCACCAATTCCAAATAATGTTGATGCACTGATTGCAGATGCAGATATTGAATTAGTTACCTTTAAATTACCTTGTGTACTTACAAATACTCCTACACCATTACCTAATGCATCTTGTATTTCTGCTAATGTTGCAGATGCAGTATTATCACTACCTAAATGTAATAGTGATTGAAACGATTGTGAGATGTATTGACTACTTAAATTTCCCATATTATATTATTTTTAATCTGTTATCCATGTTCTAAAATCCCCATATGCACCTGACCATGTTGCCGGAGTTGTATTCCATACCTTTGGTGCAATCCATAATTCACATTCATCACAATTGAATAAATTACTTTGTGGCCAATTTACCATTGGTATATTTACAAAGTTCCAATTCGCTTGTTCTAATCCTGCATCTACACTAAAACATTTCAAATTACCATAGTTTGCAGGTAATTGTGAATTGATTGTAGTTGCAAATGCTCCTCCTACATTTTGACCCTCACCAACGGCTATGATTGCATTATAATTTACATCAGTAATACAATCAGTTATTCTATAACCTAAGAAGTTAGGGTCAACTAAAAAAAAAAGACAACGATTTTTGTCATTGTGAGTAGTTAATACAAATGTAGAAGCCCACCCTGCGAGACCATTATTAAACCGGTCTGCAAATGGTTCACATACTATTTCTGTATTTATCTCAAACCCATCAACACTTCTTTGTGTATACGATGTCAAATCGTTTAATATTGAAAAAGTGTTTGCATGAATATCAACTAAATCATCTCTTTTATAGAAAGGAATAGTTATTTCATTGTTTCTTGGGTCACTTTCGTTATTTTTGTTTTTAACTTTATCTGCAACTATTAGTTGTATGTTGTAATCTGTTGTAGATGTGCCATAGTTTGCACCTGTTATTAAAACATTACCAACAGGATAATTTGGAAACTCATCGTAGTCAAAATCACTCAACTCACCCTGTGATACCACTGCGATAGATGGGTGATTAGTCATAATGGTCTTGAAATAATTCAAAACATTATAATATAATGAGTAATTTATACCTGAGTCGTGAATAATTGCTGCCATAGTTTTTAATTATAATTGTATCCCACCGAAATATTGATTACTTTGGTCTGGATATATTTGTGTTTGATTTCCTACTGATTGTAAGTATTGTGGAATATTATTTGAAAAAGATATACAATAGTTCTGCAATCTTAATGCATAATAGTCAGCGTTATTCAATGCCTTACTTAATAAGTAGTCTATTTCCATTTTAGATGGTGCAGTTCCTTGTTCACTTTGTTGTTTAACACTACCATTAGACTTAAATTGAATTGAACTGAATGGTATATACTCAACACATGCATACCAAATCAAAGTTGGTTTAATATGGTCGTCTAAAAGGTCTTGATAATAAGAGGATAAACTACCAACTGTATTTGCAGTAATTTGTGCCTGTAAGTAATCAAATAAAACTGTTCCTAATAAGTTCTTTAAGTATTTATCTTGTGCAGTTCTTAAAAATGGTAATAAAGCATCTGCATCAATTGCTCCTTGCAATGGTGTGTTCTTTATAATATCGTTTCTGTTTATGAATAATGCGTATGACATATTTTTTATTTATATATTTCGTATTGTGAATTATTTACTTCCATCATTGAAAACTTTTCTGTTGGCAATGGTTCATTTACTACTGCATCTTGTCCTTCATCAGTTGTTGCAGGATTTTCCATTGATTTATTAGTTTCATCTTCAACTTGTGCAACTGTTTTATCAGTTTCTTCTGCAGTTTGTGCAAGAATTACTAATGGAGTTAATTGTTCAAAGTATAATTCCGTATCTGTGTATCCTGAACATGCCATAACATAATCTAAACTATTTAAGATAAGATTTTGGAATGGAGAGATAGTCATTGTTTGCATAATAGAAAATGCAGTCTTCATTTCTTCACTTTGAGAACTGAAACCATTGTTCTTTGTTCTAATACCGAATAGTAATGGACTAGTTACTCTATGTGCAACTAATATTCTATCTTGTATGTAATCTGCAACATATTCATATTTCTCATGCAAATTATCTATTTGTATTACATCCAATGTAGGCTTACTTGCAACATCATCGTTAAATGATACCATAAATCTACCTGCATTATCTGTTCCTGTGAATTTTCTTTGTATTAAATCTTCAATTGTCTCTCTTTCTTCTGGTGCAGGTACTCCATTGTTAAAGTTTATCATTACAGACGGTAAGAAACCATTTGTAATGTTGTTCCAATGTAAATTACTTACTTCACCATCACACATTGCTAATTGTAAAGCAGATACCCAATCAGGTAAAGAATAATAGTATAGACCTGGACAATAATTCTTAATGTAAAGTATTTCCATCTTTTCATTAGAAGTTTCAAATGCAGGTATCTTCTTTTTCTCTTTGATTTTTCTTGCATCTGTCCAATCTGTACAATAATAATAGTTTTCTATCATTGGATTGCCATATAATTTCTCTGCACGAAGTGTTTGAACTGGAATATGATACATTTTCTTTACTTTCGTATGTGTATCATCCCAATATACTTGAAATGCTGCATTACCAAATAATTTTAAGTCAAAAGAAACTTTTTTTACTTCCTCTTGTGGTACAATTTTTTGTAATGTCTCATTAAATACTTCATTCTTAGAGTATAAACCCTTACCAAATATTAAATCTGCAATACCTTCAACGGCTGCAGCATTAGTTGTTGATACATTGAATGCAGCAATTACTGCATCAAAAAAATCATCTTGTCCGTAAACACCAAATGGTACAAATGGATATCTTGTTCTTGTATCCTCTGTAATTACTGGTAGTTGGTTATTATTAACATTTACTATCGCAAAGTTCTGTTTTCCTTTCATATTAGTTGTAAATTATGTATTTGTTCTCACTTTCATGTGATATTATTGGCGGTATTTGGTTTTCATATACGGATTTATCTATTGATTGTGATGCATATACTTGCATTGTACCTCTCCATATATCTACACTGCCTGTTGGTGTTCCATTATATAATACTGCACGATATTCTGATGCAACAATTGCACCACTAATACTTGCAGTAAATCCAATATAACTTTCATATCCTTCATAAGTTATACCAGACATAGATGCAGTAAATGTAGTCAATGTTGTCATATCAGTTAGTGACATGGTAAATTGATTTGATGTAGATGCAGTTGGTTGTGTCCTAAATGTGTATGAGTTGCTCTGACTGATATAATATGATTGCATTATCCCTAGTTTATGTATAATTGGTATATTAAAAACACTACTTTTCGTAGAAATAGTTATGATAATAAAAAAACCCCTACATCTCTGTAAGGGTTTAATATTTTTAGTCATAATATTATTTATGAACCATAAACGATAGTTGGTTGTGTTGTTAAACCAGCGAAAGGATTATTTACTGTGCTTCCGGATAAGAAGTAAGCGGGTTCTTTCTCTAAACCTGTAAGAGTAATTGAATAACCGAAAAGGTCACCCAATGCTCCACCTGTTTGAATAGTTCCTGCAGTTACATCACATCCTTCTTTGTTACCAATCAATAATGCTTCACCATTTAATGTCCAAACTACTATTTTAGGTCTACCGTATGCCATCAACTTTAATTGAGTGGTCATTTCGTTAGTTAATTTCTTCAAATTCAAAGTCAATTCTTGTGAAAAGAATGTAGTTCCATTATCTCTTGATGAGTTAACAGTCTCTGTGTAAGAAGAGTTACCTTTAAGTTCATAATAATAAGCTGAACTACCTGATGGGTTACCCAATGCAGTTACCTGGTCGTTAGCTCCAGTAGTTGCAGATGCAGTATAGTAATTCAAGAAGTAAACTCCTTGTAAACCACCTACCGACTCTTTGCAGACTTCTTGTCTTCCAAGTGATACTGTACATTGTCCTGATGTATAAGGCATATTATTAAGTTTTTGTTTGTGATAAGTTGGTAGGGAATTTTACTCCCCTACCTTCTTAAATTATTTTTTAGTAAGCTCCGTAGTATACGATGTCTTGTCCAACACCGAAGTTAACAGCTGCTGTATATCTCATGATGATACGATAGTTTTGTGAACCATCAATATTAGCCATGTCAATCACTTTTACCTCGTTTTGGTCGCTCATAAGTCCTGTACCAAAGAACAAATTGCTCTTTTGTGCAGCTACCATTTTAGAGTCAGCAAGACCTGGACATAATACTAAATCAATACCATTGAAGTTGTATGGTTTTTCACCGATTACAAAACTATTTTGATAACCATTAGCACCAATGTTAGTTAAACCAGTTCCACTACCAGGTGCAACACCTGCTGCAGTACCTGCAGTTGCTAATTGATATGCCTTAGCGATACCAGTACCAATATAGATAACTAAATCTTGTTTACCATAAACAGTGTTAGGGATTGTATCAACCATTGATTGTAATTTAGAGATTACATTCTGTGAAGTTACACTACCAGAGATGATTACAGAACCACTACCTGTTAATCTTGCAGGTAAAGCATCTGTTGTAGAACCACCAGCAGTTAAAGCTACTGAAGCAGACAATAAGGTTTGGAAACCATCAAATTGTCCGTTAGTTGAAGCTTGACCTTGCCAGATAGATGTTTCAATTGCCTGAGCAACATTACCACCTACATAAGAAATTAAGAAATCGTTAAAGTTCTTAGGGATTTCATCAAAAGCTGAAAAACCTAATTGCATCGCTTCCCATGATTGAACGAAAGTTTGCTTACATAATTGTAAGTTAACTTGGAATTCATCAGGAGTTAAGTATCTTTCTGATAAAGATGCAGATGATGCTGCTACGAAATCACAAGATGCGTCTTGGATTAAGTTTGATAATTCTAGCTTTTGGATTACTGAACGATATTTCACATTCGGCATAATCGTAACTAACTTCTTATCAAGAGTGTTTGCACTTAAAAGTGCAGCTGCTATATATCCTGAAGCCGCTTCACCAGCATAAGTTGGTGTAGATGGACTCGTAAAGGTGGGTTGAGCACCTGTGATATTAGCGAATTTTTGATTTTTGTTCATTTTAATTCGTTTTTTTTTGTTAAATTATTTTAATTATAAAGTTTTGATAAGAAAGTAGATTGAGCATCAACCATTTTCTGACCATAATTTTTTCTGTTTGAATTGAACTTATGAATTGCAGAAGCATCTTCAACTGGAGCACCATCTAATTTTGGTAACTCTTCATCTTCGTCTACTGCTTCCATCATTGTTCCTGACTCTTCTTCTGTTACGATAGAGTCTGTTGGAGGCATCATTGTTGCTTCCATCACTTTCATTTTCTTTTCCATTTCATCAATTCTGTAAGCCATTTCTTCCATTTTCTTACCTAATTCCATTTCCATGTCTTTTTCATCTTTCATTGTTTCACCATCTGTTTCAGGCATATCAGGGTCAACTTCATCAGTTTCCTCAGCCATTTTCAATGTACCACTAGTTACAGAGTTCTTTGCTTCTGGCATTACATTTTCAGGGTCTTCATTACCCGTTGATGGTAATTTTTCTGTTTTAATCATGTCAGCATCAGCATCTGCTAATTCTACATTTTCTCTTTCTACGATTTTACCGTCTTTTGAGATTACTTTAAGCATGGTTTCATTTCCCTCTGTATCTTTCAACATTAAGTCATGTGTTCCGTCTGGTGCTGGAGATTTAGTTCCATCTTCTGAAACTACGAATAGGTCTTCACCTACATCAAATGTTGCAGACTCAACTATTGTTCCATCTTCTAATTTAGCATATGTTAATTGAACTTCTTCGTTTAATGATAACATCTGCATTATTTTGTTTAATACTGTCTTTGAATTCATTTTATAATTGTTTGTAAGGTAAAAACACCTTATGTTAAAAAAATCGTTATTTTTATTGATTGATTATTATTTCGTTTAAAGATGCACCCATAAATTCTTCTATGGTATGTGTCGGTTCTACATTTACTTCTACATATTCCCAATTTCTATTTTGGATATGTTCTAAATATTCTTGTGAGATTATCATCTCTATTCCGTTTGCTGTTAGTTTATAGTTATTCATTATCTTGCATTAAAGATGTCATAGTTTTGTGTAATATCAGCAATACTTAATGATGATGGATATACTAACCATGCTACTAATTCGCCACTACCTTCATACCCTATCTTTACATTTTGATTTGTTGGAGTAAATAAAGTTCTATCATGACTATTAGTTGTTGAATTAACTTCTGTAATATTTACTACATAACTTTGTGAATTAGTTCCATTATTTCTTCCACTAAACAATGTAAATATATTTTGAATATCAGTTCCTGCATTTGCATCATTTGCTGCACCTGAATTGGTTGTTCCAAGTGCTCCGTAGTAGTATAACTGGTATACACCACTATTTAAAGGCCAACCTGTATCAATTGCTATTGATACACCATTGTTATTAAATTGTCCACCAATATAAGGATATGCAGGTGATGTACCTGATGTTATTTTATAATATGCTTGAACAGTATATGCTGCTGGGAATGTACCACTATATTCAATATAATTAGATGAATTAGTAGTTAAAATACCACCCTTTGTTGCAGAGCTATATGTAGGTGTACCTACAAATGTTGCAGTTGGGCCACTATTTCCACTTACATCATAAACCGATGTTCCTGTACCTGGATAAGAAGCTGAATTACCAAAATCATATATTACATATGCACCTGCAACATAGTTTATTGCCGGTGCAGCTGCAGTAGTTACTATATTTCTATTAAATCCAAAGTTTTGAAATATCATTAAATCATATTTTTTGTTGATACTACGAATGGAACACCACTTGCAACTGCTACTATTGATAAAACATCTTTCTTACCACTTCCGTTAGTTGCAGAGTATGCACTACCTGATGGTTGTAACATAGTCGGTGCTAATGAAGCAGATGAGTTTGTTCCTGTTGTAATAACTAATGTTGCAGATGTACCTGGTTGAACATTTGATGCAGATATATGTGTTGTTGCAGTACCTGCTAATGTTAAAGTAAAGTAGTTACCTAAACTTAAATCCATTGATGCAGTATTAGATGTAATAGACATTGATACTACATTACCAAATGCACTACCTGTTATTGTCAAACTGCCACTCATTATTTGAGAGCCAGTAATTCTGTTATTTGCATTTAACAATACAACCGATGATGTAAATGTGTTTAAACTTGTAATTGAAGTTACTAAACTACCTGTTGATTGAGATGCAGTGTATTCGTTAAATGAAGATGTGGTTACGAAACTACCTGTATTGATTGTTGCTCCTGCGAATGATGATGTTAAAACTTGTGTATTTTGTCCTAATGAATTACCAACCCATGCATATCCATTTTGTAGTGATGCAGTAAATCCTGCACTTGCACTCAATGGAGTTGTAAATGTTACTCTACCATCTGTGTATGCTGTTGAAGCTTGGAATTCAATTGGGAAATAATAAGTACCTGCACTTCCGCTACTTACTGCAATACCACCACCGACTTTTCCACTACCAAAACCACCAATTGATGATATTCCACCATATAATGCAATTTGATTACTAGCACTCGTTGCTGCTACATATCCTCTTGCCATAATAGAACTTACTAAATTTGCACCACTTCCTGATGTTACCTGAACCGTCGTTTGACTAATTGATGCAATACCATTGCTTCCACTAATTCTACTTGCTGCAGTTGCTTGGAAGGCACCTGTTATATCCAAATCATATGTTGCTGATGAACTAATAGATACTACACCATTAACTGTTTGATTACCTATGAATGAGTTACTACCTGTTGTTGCAAAACTACCTGTATCTATTGTTGAACCACTCACGTCAGGAATATTAACTGCAAATGTAGTCGTATCACCTTTTGTAAATGTTAAGTTTCTACTTCCAGTATCAAATGATGCAGTATATAAAGCTAAACTTGCAGATGTATTAACACTTGCAGTTATACCTTCTAAACTATCTAATCTGCTATCCACCGATGTAGAGAATGCAAGAGGGTCACCTAAACCATTTATTGTTGATGCAGATACAGAGTTTGCACTTACTGCTCCTACGAAGACAGCTTGTGTTCCACCACCTGCACCCATTTGAACTATATTAGTTCCTGCGGATGTTTGTAATTCTAATCCATTACTTCCTTGTGCTCTAACATGGTGTGTTACTAAATCAGCACCATTCACCATATTGATTGAACCACTTATGTTTATACTACCTGTTATAGTTTGATTACCTACGAATACATTAGAGCCAGTAGTTGCGTATGAGCCTGTTGCTGATATTAAACTATTTACCTTTTGGTCGTTAGATGCAGTATAAGCATTGAATGATGCAGTAGTTACAAAGTTACCTGCTGAACCACTCACATCAGGAATATTAACTGCAAATGTAGTTGTATCTCCTTTTGTGAATGTAAGGTTTCTAGTACCTGTATCAAATGATGCAGTTACTAATGCTAAACTAGCTGAAGTATTTAAACTCGCAGTCGTAGTATTTAAATTACTTATAGACACTAATGCAGATGCACTAAATGTGTTTAATTCAGTTATAGATGTTACTAATGATGCAGTTGATTGTGATGCAGTAAAAGTATTTAATGCAGATATAGATGTATTTACAGATGCACTATTTGTATTTAATGCATTGATTGATATTTGTGCTGATTGAGTAAATGATTGTAATGATGCAGTTGCTTGGTTTAATGCACTGATATCAACTGAACTTGTTTGTACAGGTGTTCCATTAACTGTTAAACTACCTTGTACCTTTACACTACCTGAAAGAGTTTGTATGTCTGTTAATTCATCTCCTAATTGGTTTGACCCACTAGAATATATTACACTTGCAGTTTCATAAAGAGTTGTAAGATATGTAATAGATGCAGATGTTGCAGTTATGTTTGTGAATGTTTGATTTGCAGTAAAGTTATTATCTACATTCGTTCTTGCAAAAGAAGCAGTTTCACTTTCTGTCACATAAGATGATGTTGCAGCTTCTAAACTACTTACTCTTTGGTCATTACTTTGTGTATATGAATTGAATGATGCAGTTGTTACAAAGTCTCCGGCCGAACCACTAACATCAGGAATATTAACTGCAAAGGTTGTATTATTTCCCTTTGTGAATGTTAAGTTTCTTGTACCATTGTCAAATGATGCAGTCAATAAGAATGAACCACTCTCTGTTTCTGTTACATAAGATGCAGTTGCTGCATTTAATGAATTGATACTAACTTGTTGAGATGCAGATGATTGATTCAAATTAGAGATTGATATTAATGCAGATGCACTAAACAATTCTAAGTTTTGTGTTTCAATTAACAAACTAGCAGTAGTCGTATTCAAATTATTGATACTAACTTGTTGAGATGCAGTAGATGCATTCAATTGAGTTATTGAACTATTGGTGCTTGAACTAAAAGAATTTAAGTTAGTTACTGATGTATTTAAGTTTACTAATTCTATTTTTGCACTCGCACTAAATGTATTCAATTCAGTAATTGAGTTTACAATAGAAGAACTATCTTGAGAAGCAGTGTAAACATTCAATGCATTTATACTAACTTGCTGAGATGCAGAACTTTGATTTAATGCATTGATACTAATCTGTTGTGATGCAGATGATGCATTCAAATTAGTTATAGCTGTATTAGTAGATTGTGTGTATGCATTAAAAGATGCAGTAGTTACTAATCCTACATTATCTATGTTTACTTGTACCACCGCAGTTCCTGCAATAACTTGTGCAGATATAGCACTACCAGTAAAGTTCATAGATGTTGCGTATCCTTGTAAGATACCTTCGTCTAATATAGGTAATGCAATTGATGCAGTTACATTTGTTAATTTAGAACCATCACCTACAAAGTTACTTGCTGATACAAATGAAGATGCAGAAATAGATGTAAAGTTGTTTGTTTGAGTAAAGTCGTTTGTAATATCGGTTCTAGCAAAACTACCTGTATCTAAACTATCTACAAGTGTGTCAATTACAGACGAGTTATAATCTCTTAATATCTGCGGAGTAATTGCTTGTGAGTTATTATTCGGAAACGATGATGAGTTTGCCGCTTGTAATTGTGCTTTTGTAAGTATTGCCATATAGGGTTTTTATTCTTTTAATTTATTTCAAATCCATCACTAAATCCAAAACTGAATGCTCCTAAATCTAATGGTGCTACTAAGCTTCCTTGTGTTTGACCAATACCTTGTGATATCAATGCACCTTTGCAACATCTCACATCGTATGTATCACTATGTTCACATAGACATGCTTGTCTGCTATTCTTTGGTGAACTCAAACCTCTTGTTGGCCCAATATAGATACCCGAGTTATTTTGTCTATTAACTGAGAACCTTAAATTGCCGCTTAAACTATTAGACCATTTTCCCATTCAATCCTGTTTTAATAAAAACACCGAAAACATAAAAAATAGTTATGACTTCTTCATAGCTTCTTTATGCAACATACTTTCTAATGATGCCTTATCTGCTTTGAAACATAAATACAATAAACATTTCTCTAATGGTTCTTGTTGTACTACTTCAAACTTCGTAACATCTCCATTGGCGAGTTCAAATATTGAGGTATAAGATTTCCACTTCTTGCCAAAATTGACTTGATATTGGGAGGTAAGTCCATCTCCATCGTAGATTTCAGGATAGAACTCAACAAGTCGGTTGACAAATGAACAAAAAAAAAGAGACAACCAAAGTGTATGTCCATGCCTACTGATAACCATTTACTATCATCGTCATTAGGAGTGTAAGGTTTAATTGTGTATAACTCACCTTGCTTCTTTACTACGGGTCTATAAAGTATATTCATTATCTTACTCCAATTCTTATCAATTGCAATAGTTTCATATTTGGTTATATCACAGAATGCACCATAAGTCATTTGGGATAAGTTAGGTTCAAATCCATACTCTATACCATCTACCTTAATTATTTTTTGCAAGGGTAATTCTGTATTAGCAAGAAACTTATCTAACTCTAATTTAATTTCTGCGTATGATTGCATATCTAATCCACTTACATACAACGGGTCTAATCCACATAGATGATATAGTATTAAAGCATTCACTGCTTCATCGTTATCTTTGTAGTTCTCCATTTGATTTTGTAATTCCAACCATTTCTTCAAACTTATATCTCCATAACTTGTTGGGATGTTAAGCGTTAGTTCCTGCACCATTCGTTAAATATTTTATCATGTTAGTTAATCTTATTACTTTCTTTTCTTCTAGTTCTAATTTAGTATTCATCATTATCATTTTTGCTCTCAAATCCTCATTTTGTTGTTGCAAATCCTTAGCGTAGAGTATTAGCTCTTTGATTTCACTCTCGTTCCATTGATTTTGATTAGTATTTGTGCCTTCCAATTGATATTGCATATTTACCTGCTTGTATTTTCTTTTGATTTAATTGTTCCATACATACATAACGGATTGCATCTATTGCGTGGTTGGAGTAATCAACAGGTATGTTTTCAAAGTCACCATTCTTATTTACAGTCCATACATACTCACTAAACTCTCTTACAATATTAACTGATGATTTAAGTATATGCAGTTTGTGTTGATGCATTATGTCAATACCCATCTTAATACTATCCTTACCCTTCTTAACAGGCTTTATATTGAAACCTGCTCTATATATCTCCTCTATCAATCTACCTTCTGCACTATCACCCCATATTATATTTCTCTCTACATCTAATGATTTTAATTCTGCTACTATCTCACTTGTCACTAAACCTTTCTTATATAGTAGTTCTTCAAAGTATAAGTTCTCTCTCCACTTATATACTGCAATCAATGTCGTAGGGTCAATACTAAAACCAAAGTCCATACCGAATGCAACAAACTCTG